GCTGCAGAGAAGGCTGCTGCAGAGAAGGCTGCTGCAGAGAAGGCTGCTGCAGAGAAGGCCGCTGCTGAGAAGGCCGCTGCAGAGAAGGCTGCTGCAGAGAAGGCTGCTGCAGAGAAGGCCGCTGCAGAGAAGGCTGCTGCAGAGAAGGCTGCTGCTCAAAAGGCCGCTGCTGAGAAGGCTGCTGCTGAGAAGGCCGCTGCTGAGAAGGCTGCCGACCCTGCTACCGAATAATTTTCAATTATTCTAAGGATTTAGAAGAATAATGTTTAAATAATAATATAAAATATATGTTATTATTATGCAATGTCTAATCAAACAATAAAATATCCAATACCATCCCAATTATTATTTGATTTATTAGATAAAATATGTTTAAAAAAAGAAAATTATTATTTAGTTGATATAAATGCATACCGAAAAATGATATTTCATAATTATAATGAAGAATTTTGTAAAATTTTAAAAGAATATTATTTTGTTAGTAAATGGTTTTATTTAACACGAGAAATGACATATAAATCCTTATTAAATATAATTAGACAAATATGTAAAAAAAATCTTATAAGATTTACTTCTCAAATGAGATATAATGAATCAAACTACAAAATAGATTATTTAATTTATTATTGATAACACGATTATCCAATAACAATAAAATATACTATCATACTATATAAAAGATAGTACAATGGTATTTGGTATAAAGAATGTCTCACATTATGTTATTGCTTTTGGGTTAATATATGTAGGGTCAACCCTAATTGCAAATACTAAAGAAAAATTAGAAACAAACGACGAGTATAAGATAATACAAGATTATTTATTGAACGAATCTCCATTGTATGGGTATAACCGCCCCAAATTATGGATTCATTCCAAATATGAAATTAATGCAAGAACATGGAAAGATTTTCAATCACGAAATACAACCGATTTAAATCAGCCATATTTACATTTAATTATTAAATCAATCATAAATCATTGTGGTGACGATTTTAACGTATGTTTAATAGACGATGAATCATTTAATAAATTATTACCAGAATGGGATGTTAATGTCAGTACCATGGCAGAACCAACAAAATCTCAATATCGTGAATTAGGTATGGCACGATTATTAGAAATATATGGTGGATTAGTAGTACCTAATTCATTTTTATGCATAAAAAATTTAAAACCATTTTATGACGATATGATAAAAAATGGTAAACCATTTGTCTGTGAAGCTATAAATAAAACATGTGATATGATAAATAGAACAACAGATAAACCATTTATTCCAAGTACTTATATAATGGGTGCACCAAAAAATGATAAATACATTAAAGAAATGATAGAATTTATAAAATGTACTAATAAAATACACACAACAACCGAGTGTGATTTTATAGGTTCAATATCACGAAAATGTCAACAAATGATTCATGAAAATAAAATGGATTTAGTAGGTGGCGAAAATGTAGGTATAAAAACAACAAAAGGGGGGCAGATTGTTTTAGACAATTTAATGGAAGAAGCATATTTAGACTTAGATAATCGTACCGTAGGAATTTATATCCCAGCGGATGAAGTATTACAACGTACAAAATATCAATGGTTTGCAGTATTACCAAGTGAACAATTATTACAATCAAAAATGATAATTTCGAAATACATATTAGCGTCTATGGTAGATTCAACTAACGAATATTATAAATCAACAAAAATACATAGTGTAGTGACAATATAATTAAAAAAGTAATATAAACCAATAACTTTATATTACTTTATTGAAAATAGACATGGAAAACGATTTGGAAAAAGATAAAGAACGAGCAAATAAAATAGTAAATGACATATTTGACAAATATGAATCAAATAGTTATATGTATCAAAAAGTAAATACATATTTTTGTAATCAAATAGCTAATATGTTTGAAAACATGAATGAATCCCATAATCAACGAGTGATACGATTTAATGAATTGACAACTGAACAAGATACATTTATTCAAAGTTTTTTAAACAATAATCAATATTTTTACACAGCATCTACTGATAATTTCTTTTATTATGATGGAATTCATTATCAGTTGTTCAATGAAGATGATATATTGTATAATGTATTGAATTTACTAAACCGAGATGGTTCATTAATGTCATGGAAACAAAAAACCCGTTTGAATATAATGAAGAGAATCCGCGAAACCAGTTTATTACATACTGTTCCTGAATCTGCAACAATTCAGTCAGTAATAGACCGATTATGTCCTATAATATTTAAAACACGTGCAGAGACAAAGCATTTTTTGACAATATTGGGTGATAATATATTTCGTAAAAATTCATCATTGATATATTTTATAGATCCGAATGCTAAATTTTTCCTAACACAGTTAAACCATATGAGTCAAATGTTTATAGGTTGCAATTTATCACAGACTTTTAAATATAAATACCACGACCATAAATATGAAGATTGCCGATTAATAAATATAAATAGCAATGTGAAATCAGAGATAACATATGGACAAATAATAAATCAAAACGTACCAGATATATTATGTGTAGCATGTCATTATTCATTACGATATAATTCAGCAGATGAATATATAGAAAATTATTGTAATAATGTAAATTTACCATCATATGTATATTTTATGAAAAATATGGATATACATGACTTAATAAATGAATTTGTAAATAGCGTAATAGATATAGATGAAACCCAAAATAATACAATATCCCCTGTACAAATATTAGATAATACAAAAACATCCCTGGTCCGTGTCCCACAAATAACATGGAAAAATATGCAATATTTATGGAAACAATTTTTAGGAGAAAAAGATTTACCAGCAGTAGTATTTTTACAATCATTAAAAACTATGTTAACTGAAAAATTAAAAAAATATTATAATACTACAGCAGATAGCTTCGTTGGTGTATGTAGTAAATTCATACCATCAATACATAAATTTTTGGATTTCTGGAATGAAACTATGACAGAAGATGATACAGAGTATGAGTTAGAGATAGATGAATTATTAATATTGTTCCGTAAATGGTGTGAATTAAATAATGAATTTGCACCACAAATAAGTGATAAACAAATGGTGGATTTAATTGTATATTATCACCCGTCAATTGAAATCGACCGTGATAAATTTATATCAAAAGTCCGTTGTTCTTTATGGGATAAACAACTTGAAATACAAGTTTCTATGGATGCTCTTAAAATGCAATTACAAAATGACCATATGAGTGTAGTATCAAATACATTGAGGGTTTCTTCCCCACCAATATGTCAAAATATTTCAATATATGATGCATATATATTCTATTGTAAATCTATATCTGGTTCACAAACAACAACCGCGACGAATAATAATCGTCGTCAAATAATTAGTAAAGGATATTTTGAAAAATATATATTTGATAATTACCAAGAATATATTATAGATTCTAAATTTATATCAGGTGATTGGTATGTATTATAATTATACATCTGCAGGAGTTAATGCAGCACCGCCAGATTGTTTCTTTGATTTACGGTTTTTACGGCTTTTACGAGCGGTTTTCTTGACATAACCGAATTTTCCTTTCTTTGCAAAAAATCCATGCTTCTCTAAACGTTTTTCTTTTTTGGCGGTTTTATGTTTCTTAGCAGAAACAATACGACCCCATTTGTTCATCATTAAATCTTTCTTTGTAAGCTCACCACTGGTTTTATACGCAGTGCCGTTCATAACTTGTGTACGAGAACCAAAAAGTTCGTCAAATACTCCACTTTTTAAATGGTATTTACCATCATCTCCACGAACAGGACGTTTCATTATATACTATAGAAATAAAATATAATGAAATCAACTAAATTATTTAGAAGACATAGTAAAAATATAACCAGTAGGGAATCTATATAACGGTAATTCTGGCTTTGTGGGGGTAGATTCCATATTTGTATTCCGAACATTCTTAAATTTACGAGAATGTAACATTTGAGAATATCGCATTTTATTACTTAAAGTAGGATCATTTCCACCAGTATTAATTCTTGAATATCCAATATTATTACATGTAGAACGCTCACCATTGCAAAATTTATTAATATCAAACATACTGGGTTTTTGAGGCATTTTTAAATATATATATGACGATATTTGTTTCTTTCATAAAATTGAATTAAAACCTTCGTAATATTCTATTGTATATTTTGAATATGGCTTCTTTAAAGACTAAATCTACAGCATCGGTTAAAGCAAACAAAAATGATGAACTTGCTTTACAATACCAACAAAAAACTGATAAACAACATATCTTAGATAATCCTGATACATATATTGGTTCAGTTGAAAATGTAGATGCCTCATTATGGGTCTATGATGAAGCAACCAATAAAATTTGTTATCGTGATATTGAATATATTCCAGGATTATACAAGTTATTTGATGAAGGTATTGTAAATTGCAGAGACCATGTTATAAGAATGATTCATTCACCAATGATATCAAAGCGATTTGTAACATATATTGATACTACTATTACTGAAGATGGTACAATTACAATGGCTAATGATGGTAATGGTATTGATATTGCTAAACACCCTGAAAATAACTTGTGGATTCCTGAAATGATATTTGGACATTTACGTACATCAACAAATTATAATAAAAATGAAAAACGTATTGTTGGAGGAAAAAATGGATTTGGGTTTAAGTTGGTTCTTATTTGGTCTACATATGGTCGTGTAGAAACTGTTGACCATACACGTGGACTCAAATATATTCAAGAGTTTCATGATAATCTTGACAGAATTGACCCACCAAAGATTACTAAGGTAGCGACAACTGCTAAATCTTATACAAAGGTTACATTCCGCCCTGATTATAAGAGGTTTGGTATAAACGGGATAACACATGATATGTTAGCATTGCTACGTAAACGTATTTATGACATTGGTGCAATAACTGACCATTCTATTAAAAAAATCAAGGTGAGTTGTAATGATACCACAATCAATGTGAAGAATTTCCAACAATATATTGATTTGTATATTGGTGCTAAGGATACAACAAAACGTGTATATGAACATCCAGATGAAAGATGGGAATACGCAGTTTCTATTTCACCAAATCATGAGTTTATGCAGGTTTCCTTTGTAAATGGTATTTGTACTTTCAAAGGCGGTAAACATGTTGATTATATTACTGGACAGATTGTTCGTAAATTATGCGATTATATTGAAAAAAAGAAAAAGATTAAGGTAAATGCAGCAGCAATCAAAGAGCAAATCATTTTATTCCTACGCTGTGACATTGAAAATCCATCATTTGATAGTCAAACCAAAGATTATATGAATACACCATCTGCTAAATTCGGTTCAACATGTCAGGTTAGTGATACATTTATTGAAAAGATTGCCAAATTAGGAGTAATGGATGTCGCATGTTCATTAATTGAAGCAAAAGATAATAAACTTGCTAAGAAGACCGACGGGTCTAAAACAAAATCTGTACGAGGTATTCCTAATCTAATTGATGCAAATCACAGTGGAACTGTAAATTCAAAAGATTGTATTCTTATCTTGTGTGAGGGGTTATCAGCTTTATCTGGTATTGTATCTGGATTATCAAGTGATGACCGTAACACGATTGGTATTTACCCTTTAAAAGGTAAGTTATTGAATGTAAGAGGTGAACAAATAAAGAAAATCAGTGAAAACAAAGAAATAAATGAAATCAAAAAAATTCTTGGATTAGAAACAGGTCGAGAATATGAAACTATACAAGATGTTCATAAATATTTACGATACGGTAAAATTATGTATATGACTGATCAAGATTTGGATGGCTCTCATATCAAAGGTCTATGTATTAATCTATTTCACAGTGAATGGGGATCATTAACAAAAATACCAGGATTCCTATCATTTATGAATACACCGATTTTACGTGCCAAAAAGGGAGCACAAACGCTATTATTCTATAATGACGGTGAGTATAATACATGGAAAAATAATTTGGGTGAGAACGGTTCAGCAGGGTGGAATGTAAAATATTTTAAGGGTCTTGGTACATCTACCTCTGCCGAATTTAAAACCTATTTCGCAAACAAAAAGATTGTTGATTTTGTATATTCTGGTGCAAATAGTGATGATACTATTGACAAAATATTTAATAAAAAACGTGCTGATGATAGGAAACAATGGCTGGAATCGTATGATAAAGACGCATATCTTAATACAAGCACTCCTTCGGTTCAATATGAACAATTTATCAACAATGAAATGATTCATTTTAGTACTTATGATTGTGCACGTTCCATTCCTAATATGGTTGATGGTCTTAAGATTTCATTACGAAAAATCTTATTCTCAGCATTTAAACGTAAACTAACAAGTGAAATTAAAGTAGCACAATTTTCAGGATATGTATCAGAACATAGTGCATATCATCATGGTGAAGCAAGTTTAAATGGTGCAATTGTAAATATGGCACAAAACTTTGTAGGTTCTAACAATATTAATCTATTGGAACCGAATGGTCAATTTGGAACGAGATTACATGGAGGTGATGATAGTGCATCTGAGAGATATATCTTTACACAACTAAATACATTAACCCGTAGTATTTTCCCAGACGCGGACGATTCTGTCTTACAATATTTAAATGATGACGGTACTGTTGTTGAACCAGAATATTATGTTCCAATTATTCCTTTCGCATTAATCAATGGTATTTCAGGTATTGGTACAGGATTTTCGTGTAATATTGCATCATACAATCCGTTAACAATCGTAGAATATTTGACAAAGAAATTGAATAATAAAAATACAAAGGATATTGATTTTATTCCTTACTATGAAGGTTTTAAGGGTACTGTTCAACGCATCGCAGATAAGAAATATTTGATTAAGGGAGTGTACGAAAAGATTGCCGAAGATAAAATCCGTATTACAGAATTACCTATTGGTACATGGACTATGCCATACACTACTTTCCTTGAATCGTTGATGGATGGAACCAGCAAAACTGGTAAGAAAGTAACACCAAGTATTCGTGATTTCACATCTATTTCTACAGAGGTATCTGTTGATATTACCGTTGTATTCCCACGAGGTTCATTGCGTGAATTAGAAGAATCTATTGATGAATATGGTTGCAATGGGGTTCATAAAATTTTGAAATTGTCTACTACGAATAGTGCAACAAATATGCATATGTTTAACAAAGATTGTAGATTGCATAAATACGATTCTATTGAGGAAATTGCCGATGAGTTTTATGATGTTAGACTTGGTGTATATCATAAGAGGAAGGAATTCCTAATTAAAAATATGAATCACAAGTTAATTCGTTTATCTAATCGTGCACGATATATTCAAGAAAATCTTAAGGGTTCTATTGATTTGCGTCGTAAAAAGGCAAATCAAGTTACAGAATTATTGGAAGGTATGAAATTTGATAAGATTGATGATGATTACAAATATTTGGTCAAGATGCCAATGGACTCAGTCACCGATGAGAATGTTGCATCCATCATGAAAGAAAAAGATGATACACAAATGGAGTTGACGGTGTTAACAAATACTACATTAGAGCAGATGTGGTTAGGTGAATTAGCTACTTTCAAGAAGAATTATATGACATACAGACAAAAACGTGAAAAAATTCAAGCTGGACAAGTCAAACCAGCTGCTGCTGGTAAGAAGGTGACTAAAAACAATGTATTAAAAATTAAAAAGAAGTAATTATATATTAATTTAAAATTATAATAATATACATTTTTTTATTATTATTGTATAATTCATTAACATCATTTATGTTATAATAAATCTATATAAATAAATATAAATATTATGATTACTGATAATATAATTATGAACAATAATGAGTTTTATAAAATGCGTCTTATAAAAGATAATTCATGGCATAATATAATTGAACATGAGTATACTGCATATAAAAAATATTACAAACCTCGTGCAGTCGCCGTAACCTATCTAATGTATAGTGGTATGAGTCATGGTGGAAGTAAAAATAATTATTTTGCAGAAGAAATGGCAGATTCATACGCGAATGCATTCCAGGTCCATCAAAAACCGTGTAGAACTGCATATATTCATAAATACTGGCTTCGTAAATTACCATATTTTTGGTATTTACTCCTGGTTGCTGCTCCAGTAGATATATATGCACATACATATCAACTTATTTTCGGTGAACATGATATATTTTTAGAGGGGGGAGCATTTTTTATACCATATCAAATATCTCACTGGTCAATGCTTAGTTTTGCATTAATGGCACCTTCAGTTTATACCCATATCCCTAAAGAATATTGGCCCTGTTATTTTGATTTTATACGGTGGAACTTGATAGTACATGAGTATATTTATAAGTACACACTAAGAAAATTATCATTATTTGAACGAATATATGAGTTTTCTCTTTTCGTCTACTTTGCAATGACAATATATAATATACTAACACATGTTAGTATACCAGATAATGAAAAACAGTTAATTTTGTACACAGAGTTAACATATTAATTCGATTATACAAAAGGTTTTAACTCCAATTGTTTACTTTCACGGTCACTTTGTTGAGGTAATGCCAATGGAACCGCTAATGTGCTTTGGTCTTCACAGTATTTCATATAACCGACTGCTTCGTTGTACACACTGGGAACTGCATAATCAAGTACTAATTTATTCAATCTGGATACTTCTTTTGTTATATTATTCATATCAAATTCCGCATATTGTAAAAAAATACTTCGCATGATAATTTTCAATGTGTCCATATTTTGTGGGACAATAACGAAATTATCGCCAGACATTTTATAAACACCTGCACGGAGTCCATTTTGAATTATTTGAATATTGTCTGCAGAAAAATAAACTGTTGATAATAAATTTGATTCTAAATCACCAGCAATAGCTCCTCTATATTCGGTTGTTTTGTTTTTTACCGCAATACGTTCTTGCATTTTAAACTGAATTTCGGGTGAGGGTTCTTCCATTATGTTAACACGCCCATTATATGCTGATTTATCTAATATTTGATTGTTTTGATAGATATCTATATTGGTCAAATTCATTTTATTGGTATAATCTTTAATAAGAAATAAATATGCAACTTACTAAATATTTAGTAATATGGAATAGTCTGTACTGAATAATTTATAACATTAATATATAATGGAGTGGTTTTACTTTATAACTATTGCTATCGCGATAATTTTATTAATAGTTGTATTAACCTTTATAGGTACTCGTATGGTAGGAAATAAAAAAGGAGGAAACACTGATGCCGCTTATCCTCCTATTACAAATACTTGTCCAGATTTATGGGAATCTCATACAGACGAAAATCAAAAAATATGGTGCAAGGTTCCAGGGTTTGGTACATCTAATATTGGCTCAATACGGTCAAGTGAGAATGCATCTATTACTCAAAACGATACTTATCCCAAAATAGAAAATGGAGACAAAGACAGTAGTGGAACTTCATCTGACTGGGCAGACATGCAAGATAGTGATATCCCTATATGTTCTAAAAAGGGTTGGGCTAATATGAATAATATTGCATGGGATGGAGTTTCTAATTATAATCAATGTAATTAACATATCAACCAGAGTAATCATTACAAATTATATATTCTTAATATAATTTGTGACTTAGACAGTATAGATTTCTTATTATTTACAAAATAATCCTTTCGCCATTGTTTTTATTATTTTGTTATCCATTTTTACCTGTGCTTCTTCCACATCACCCAATATTACTCGCATCATTTTATAACAGAAGTTATAATCACGTGTATCCATCTCTTCGCACTTTGGGTGAGCTGTTTTCCATTGAGGAACTGTTCTGTAATTATTCATTGTAATACGACTTAATATCTTACGTAACTTGGTTAATTCTTCTGTGTCCTTACTCCATTCGTCCTGGTCTTTTATATACATCGTTTCCCGTTTTATATCTGTACAATGTATTGGACGCTTCGTTACATCCATATCCTTTAAACGATCCATTATCATCTTTGTCATACCATTTACATACCCATGATGCCCTATGTATTCTATTTCGTCTATGTTGATATTTAAATTACCGAGGAAATCTGATATGTTCATTGCATCCTTACATGTATCATTGAGGAATATATTAAGATTAAATTGATTATTATTATTAGTAGTATTGTTTATGGTTTGAGAATTCTTTGCTAATTCCATCATTTGGGAACTTTGTTCAATTAATAATTGCTTAAAATCTTGGTTTTCTTTAACTAATGTTCCTATCATACTATGATACCCTGCGGGTTCTGTTACATCTTCTACAAACTCATTCGTTTCTGCTGTGGGAATTTCTGGAATTTTATAGGTACATTGCCGTTTGTGATTATTTAAGCTTTGACGATGCTTATATTCTTTTCCACAATCACATGAGTATGCAGTGGGGATTTTTGGGATTTTTGTGTAAGTATTTGTAAGTATTTGATGTTTTGCAGTCAAACTATGTTTATTGAAATCTTTTTTACTACTCGTAGTATAGTTACATTCTTCACATGAATATTTTGGGGGATTTTTTGGGATTTTTTTGTAAGTCATTTGTAAGTATTATATACTTACAAAAAAAATCCCTAAATCATTTTTACAAAAAGGTAATTAAAAATTTATGCAGTCAAATATTTTATAAAAATTCGTGATTTGCTGCATTATGCTTTAAAATGAAAAATCGTGTTTTCTGAAATAAAAAACTGTTTCGGATATCCCAAAAAAGGACATTCTGAAAATGTCCATTTTTGGAAAAGTGCAACCACTTTTTTTTCTGATTTTTCTGACAACTATATAAATTGAAAATAGGACTTAAAGAATTAAATAACAAATTTGATAACACTTGGTGGTTCTTCTGTGAGATATTCCATTTTGGATAACTCAACTGGTCGTTGCACTAAGATATGTTCAAAAATATCAGAATCAGATTTTATTTTAATATCTAATTGGCAATTTTCGTCAAGAGTATTTATCGGTTTAGCATTTGTGTATACAGCTTGTTGTTTTTCCATTTCCATGACTTCATATTTTAACATGCGTAGATTTCTGGCTTCGGTATTGATTTGGTATTGTACCCGAACAGCTTGTTTTAAAAACTCAATATTATCTGTTTTTTTGTATTCAGCAAGTAATGACTTAATTGATTCAATGAGTTTAAAGATAGTTTCATTTTTCTTGATAACCGAAGCCTTAGTAAGGTCATTATCATAATTATCATTATATATTTTGAGAAAGTCCTCGTACATTTTGGTAATCTGGTTATATGTATTAATTTCATCATTGAATACCCGAATAGATTCTTCTTCTGTGATGTAACTAAAAAGCCCATCCAGCTTATCACATATGATTTTTTGCTTAGATTTCTCAATCTGTTCGTTATAATCTTGAAAAAATACACGAAAACTCGGCATAAAACTATTATAAATTTGTATATCCAAATTACATGGATTTTGTGAGTCTCCACAGAATGCAATATATTTGTTTTCTTTTAATCCAAATGTTGTACCAACTGGTCGTTGACATTTAATGCATGAAGGTTTAACAGATAAAACTGCCATTCGTCCCATTTTTTTAGTAGAAGCTTTTCTGTATACTTTGCGTTTGAGTTTAGATAATTCCTTTTCGTAGTTTGATTTCATTTTAAAATATTCATGCAATGAATCCAGATAATTTTTGTGTCGTTGTTCGTCATCTTCTTTCTTGGCGGCATTTAAAGAAATAGTAGCTTCTGCATCACGAAATTCTATACTGGGTGTATTATCCATAACAAATTCTGTAACTCCATCGGGGAATTCATAAATAATATGAACACTTGTATTAGATATATGGAGAACCTGAAGAGATTTAGTATTTCCAAGATGTAAAGACTCTAAAACGGTGCTGTTTTCACATCTTAATTCTTTTAGTGAGGTAGGTAATTTCTCAAGTTTGGGTATTCTATTAGAGGAACAATGGAGAACCTGTAAATTTTTGAGATAATCTAATTCAAGAACCTCAATATAGTTGTTATTTACATCAACTTCTTCAATAGACTTTGGTAGGTTCTCCAATTCAAATAAAAGATTATGATTACATGTAAATTTTTTTACTCCTTCAGGTAAATTAGTAACACTGGTAACATCGCCCTTATGAATAACAATTTCTTCAACTAAACCAAACCCATACTCTTTTAGAATAGAGAAATCTAAATCGCCATGCAATGATTCTTTAAATTCAAGTCTTTCTATTCTTTTATTTGTATTTATGAGAACATCACGTAATTCGGTTTTACCAATATTATTATTCTCTAATATATGCTCTCTTTGTTTGTGAATAATGTTCATTAATATAATATATATAATAATAACATATATATTATACTCGAATAAACGGTAAATCAGTAATACTGGATGATTCTTGTTCTCGTTTTTGTTTGCTATCTTCTTGGTAATACCGTATTTTAGAAACAACATATTCTTGGTCGCGTAACATTTTTTGATGTTTTTCGTAATCGGTAGGTTTACGGGTATAACAATAATATAATGTAAATCCAACAATAAAAATAAACACTAAGAGAACCGAAATATTAAGAACATAATAATAGAAATTTACACGGTTTATATGACATTTATGAAGAGTTTGTTGTATATGCGAACTCGCGGTGGTTTCAATTAGATGAGGAAGGTCCATGTGATGATAAATATAATATATAATTCTATGATTATAATATTACATATACGCTAAATAATACAAAACGATATAATAAGAAAAGATAGCCAACAAAAACATGACTAACCAAATAGGGAATACAGTTTTATGTTTATAACCAACGCCAAATTCACGAAACCCACCATCCTCAGTGTATAGAATTAATGGTTGATAAAAATGTAATGTAAATGCAAGAAATATAAAGAGTAAAACAGCAATATTAACTTTGTTATTGTGTACAAATCCTTTAATATAATTCATTATTATTTATATTAAGCTTATAAATAATAATTAGGTATTTATATAAAAATGTATAAAAAATAAAAAAAGAGGAATTATTCGTATTCAGGTTCTCTATCTTCTTCATAAAATACTCCATCTTCATAATCATCGCCCAACCCACTAATATCAATAGCTTCCGCATCTTCTTGATGTGTAGCTTCAATATCAGCGTCTTGTTCAATATCATAAATCTCTCTGCGCATTTCATTAACAACTTGATGTACATTACCAGCAACATCCTCATTTAACTGTCTTAACATTTCGTTACGTTCTCTTGTATAGGTATCCTTATCATAATGAACCAATCCACGTTGTTGTCCAACATTCCATCGACCTAAACGGTATTTTTTCATGAGTACTTCAGCTTTTCTTGATTCAACAGACATATTATCAACACCTAAATAGTCAACAAAACTCTTCTTTTCACGTTCTTTTGCAATATTAACTTTTTTGATAACTTCCTCATATGTATAGTTGGTTTCCTTTTTATTATTCATTTCAATTTGTAAGAATGCATAAAGCAAAGAAGCAACTCTATTTTTTAATTCAACATTTTGTGTATCCGTATAAATTAGTACTTCCGCTAATTCATCTGTATCATCTGGAGATTGTGAAATAGCACTCATTTGTAGTGAAGAATCGCGAGCTTCATTATTATGTTCTCTTTGTTGTTGTTTTAATAGTTGTTTATCTCTACGAATAATGTTAGGTTCATCACATAGGTTGATATAATTACACAACAATAAGTAGAAGCAATGAGTAAATAATAAATATATAGTTTCTTTTCCAAATACTGAATAGAATGAAAGAATTTGTTTTTCACCAGACTCGTTAATAATTTCACGTTGAATATCGGTTTGTAATGGTAATAATTTAATAAATAAATTTATATCCGTGGTTTGTGCAATAATATTTTGTAAAATAAAATCAAGTGTGGAGTCATTACTAAATTCCATAATCTTATGATGGTATTTTTGTAAAAAGTTTTCAATATCTACTATATGGTCTTGGGCTAACCCCCAATGTTTTGGAACAACCATGTGAGGGGATGCATTGTTTAACAAAAGTTCAGGATAAACTTTAGAGAGCATAATAGTAGCATTTTGTATATATTGAGTAATTGTATATAATCCATTATCGTAAATATTAACGGTATCATTGGTTTTATCAATAGACCATTTTGTAATATCAGATAAATAAAAGCGTAACTGGTCATAATTTCTATCAGATAAGTTGCCATAATCGTCAAAAAATTCCATAATTTTTTTATACATACGTTGATTGCATAGAGATAAATAATCAGTAAGGGCATTCAACTCAGGTGTAAATGTATCATGCATTTTAGTAGGACTATATTGATTAATGACATTACGTAAATGATGTCGTATGCGTTCTCCAAATATATTGGAATCGGTGACATCCAAATGTTCAATAAAGCCAGATAATCCATCAATAATGTTAACAGACTCTGTTAAGTGTATACTAACAACATTGCGTGAGTTAATAATAGTCATCAAATTATATAAAGTTTCAATTGTAAAATTTTTACCATTACGTTTCATAAATTCCATTTTTTCAAGCATAGACCACGAAGATTTATATTCAGGTAATTTTTCGCCACATATAGATAATAAATCGTCTGGAACAGGTAGGTCTTTATCAAAATTACAATAGTATATGATAGCTGCATAAATGTTCTCTTCTAATCTACCTGTAGGTAAATCAGGATGGAGTAAACGTGTAGATTCATTATGAAAAAGAGAAGAACAAGATGAAATATTTTGAACAGTAGTTTGAAATTTTATCATAGAGCGGACTTTCTGTAAGAGCACCTTAATATTGTCATCTTCATTGTTGAAATAAACCATAGGTTTAATTAAGTTATTACTGTCTTCATTGCAACAAGAATTTTCCAAGAATGGAACTTGGCTGGAAGTTTGTAATAACATATCTTTATCCTTAACAATTTTGTTAATAAGTTCAATAATGCCATAACCAAACGCGGATATGCGACTATGTAATAATGATATCATATCATTTTGTGCAGATTTGCCACTTTTAATAGATTCCAATAATTCTTGTTTGAAATCTCCAGTGATAGGTCGTAATGTTTTAATAATAGAATAAGGAGTAACCGGTGGCATAAAATGATGCCATTTAGAGATATGATGTTGTTTGGGAATTTCAATATCTGGTTTTGATACTAAGAATAAACGTTTTTCAGTATATAATTCATCAATATCACTACGAATAACGATATATTTTGAAAGAACATCTTTGATACGAGTAGCAATTTTATCGGGATTTAATTTTTGTATAGAGTTCCATGGATGAATAGAACTTTTTACTTTATTAACAACACACGCCATATATTGAATGCCACTAATATCTTCAATACCAGCTAATGGATAACCAGTAAATGATTTAACACATCCAGGAAAAACACGACTAACTTCAAATGATGGAGTAGCAGTTTGTATACCGACAAATGTAACAGCAGTAGCAATCATAATAATAGTTTCATTCATATATTTATCATATGGACCTAATGGTTTTCCTGTTTTTTTAATATTAGCTTCATTGCGTCTATTATAAGCAATTTCAGTTAATATATGTTTATCAGCAACTTCATTAGATACACGTAATATAAATGATTCCATAGTTTTAATAGGTATATTAATGCGTGTTAATAAGGTATTCGCAATATTGTATATTTTTTCACTAAGTTCACTCTCAAACACAGTGGTTGTAGTGTTTTGTGAAGATTCTCCCAAATCTTTTTCCATAATAGCATGAGATGTAATACGAAACCCAGCATCATCAAACCCATCTTCTTCATTAAAATCAAGTTTGCGAATAACATAACCACTATGTTTATCAACAATAGAATCTCCATCATCGCTCATAACACCTACAGTAGCACATAATTCATCTTGTTTATCACGATATTTTCCCTCAGAAACAAATGTATTAGCTAAGTCATAAATCGATTTTGGAAATAATTTTGCGTTTGTATCTTTACAATAAAGCCAGTAAGGAGATTCATTTAAGTTATCAATCATAGGTTCTCTTGCAAAATACGTAACAAATTTGCATATATCACTTTGTTTTTTTATAAAATCTGGTTGCCCCATAATAAGTTCTCTTAGTTTTACATTAACAGAAGTAATAACATTAGGTTGAGAACATCTCTTACCTAATTCGTAAGCCAAATTATTAGGCTTATATTCACGTACTTCACGTAACATAATATTACGTTTTAGTTGTTTAATATAGTATGTAATTTTGGCATCTAATTTATTTTCAAAGTCGTCAATAGATTCATTGTATCGTTTATCAAATTCCGCTTTCATTTCGTTTGTGGACTCCTGATTAATACGAATTTTAGCATTATCACGAGATTCACATATACGTGATTTATCATTATATAAACAAGAGTCGTTAATATTACAAAAAAGAGATTGTGTATCCATAAATGTAGTTTTTGTAACATCTGTATCAACAACCCACATATTTTTCAATCGTCTATAATATTGTATTTTTTTACGAATATCAGCTTCAATATCAACAGAATCTTTTTCTTTTTCACTTAATTTAGATTCATCAATGCCTTGTTTTAATGTAGGTTTTATTTCTAATACAGCATAATTACCAGAAACGACTTCTTTCTTTTTAGCAATTATCGTTTTAGCTAATTCAGGTGCCATATGTGCAGGACAATTATGACGTTGTATTAGATTTTCAATTAAAAAATCAGGAAAAACATCAGGGTCAATTTTGGCTTGTTCATCTTTATATTTATCAATAATATTGTAGGGTGTATCATCATATTCCTTATCAAAATAAATAACATCAACCATATTATCCTTTTGTAAATCCTTTAATGAAGTATATTTTTTAGACAATACTCGAAGGTTACAATCTGATGGCTTTATTTTTTCAATATCACTCATATCATCAACTGCTTGAGGCGTTAACGATTTCATAATAGAATCAGGAGTAATAAGTGAAACCATAATAGATGTAATAGCATTCATAAAAACCGTTCCAGTATCCATTTGAATCATGCGATTTAACAATTCATGTGGAGACAAATCTGGTGTATTTTTATCATCAGGATGTATTAAGTTGTAAACTTGGAAAAAAGAGTCGGAAATATCCTTTTTTTCAGCCAAAAGCCGAAGAACAATATTAGGATTATTAATGACGTGATAGTTATAATTATGCATTTTATTGTATTGTGTAGATTTTTCTCCAATATAAGATTTTAAACTTTGAATTTCTTTATTTACAAAATAACGAATCGCTTTATAGTGTGAATATGTAATATCTTCGGGATAAATCATGAAAGGCTCTAATTGTTTTACCACATTGACCATAGATAATTTATTTTTCATGTATTTATGAAAAAGTTGAATAATAGTAAAGGTTTGTGGAATAATAGTTTCTACAAATTTTATAAAACGTTCATTAGTATCAATATAATCAACATCACCTAATGCGAATTCATGTATACCTTTGAAAATAGTATCTTTTGTTTCCTTTTCCATTTTTTCGTATTCAAGTTCATTCGATAAATCATCTAAAATATGAGGTACAATTTCAGTATTTTTACGTAATGCACGAAATAAAGAAAAGTATTGTTGATGCATTGAAACCCTTTGTAACATATTAGTAGTAGGTAATTGTATAGCTGAGAATTTAACAATTGGTGCAGGTAATACAATCAATGATTTTAAACACATAGTTTCATTGGGTGTCATATTATTACGAGTATATACAGTTTTTCCGCCCTTAAGTAATTGATCGGATAATTTATTAAGACCTAAATTATATCTTTGCATAACATATTGACGTTTAGATGCTCCAGAACGAGTATAAACTGTACTATTAAAATCGTCAAGATTATCAACAATAGCATCTATATCAGCGAGAACTTGTGTAGTATGTATACAATCTGTACTTTTGTCAACATTAACAGGATTCATAATATCTTGAATACGGTTTTGCATTAATGAATAATCTTTTGCATCATTTGGATTACGTTCATAGTAATCGGTTTGTATATTTTGTAAATCATTTAATGTGGAAGATGTAGTATCTGCATATATATCATCAATTTCAGTACCGTTATGTATGTCATATATTTTGCGTTGAAGTTTGACAGTAGGTAAAAGCCATTGTAAACGAATATTCATTTTCATAATATTTTGAACTAATGGTTTATGAAAATCACCATTTTTATTAATATCATATATATTGTTATTATCATCAAACTTAGAATATGATTCACGAAGCAATTTATACTTGCGAATTAAATTGTGAATATTATTCATAACCATTTCAGTACGTCCACTGTTTGGTATAGTGGATAATAACTCATCCATTAAATCGTTGACTTGTACATCAATGCCAAATCTTTGTTCACTTTCCTTTCTTTCAACAGCATGTTTAATTTCTCCCAAATCATCGTTAAAATCAATAGTTTCTGCATCAATATACATATCACGTAAAACATTGTGAATATTTTGTGTTTGTTGCAAATTATCTGGTATATTAACAATAGACTCTCCTGTTTCTGTAAATTCAATGGTAGCAGTTTCATCATCATCATCGTCGCCAATTTCATATACTTCTCCTTCCTCAAGACCTTGTTTTAATACAGAAAGTGAAACCTTAGATTTAAGCGTAGCAGGTTTCTCACGTATGACGATTTTATCAATAGGAATATATTGCGGTATTCCTTGATACTTAAAATCTAAAAAAATAGTTTTTAATTCGGGATACGTGATGATTTCAATCATATCTTCATCCAAATTAGTAATTTCACCAGTTAGAATTGTAGGAATATCTCCACCAATATGAATACTTATCCAAGTTTGAGGTAATAAATTATTTTGTCGTGCATAACCTTTGTCTTGACTACGACTTAATAAATTAATTTGTGTAATAGATTCATCCGTTAAATTTCCAGATTCATCAATATTAAGTTGTACATCTGTTAATGATGATATTTGGGTTAATTGTATATGTTGATTATCAATATATTTGATATACATAGAATTTTCATGCAGTGCGGGATTAGTAGGTGCAATAATTTCAATGATATCTCCCAACTCTAATGATATATCAGTGTTTATTTCATTAGACATGTCTATGGTATTACTGTTTTCTATATCCATACGGAATAATAAAATATATATTATGTATCTAAATTATATTTGCACAATACAACAATTGTATATTAATACTCACGTTTTATGTAAATAAGTTAAAGATAAAAGTTATATATGTATAATTGCAATATGATAAATAATATACATACAACAAATATAAATACCAATATTAATTCAAAAACAGTATATAATTATGAATCATACTATAACGGAAAGTTATACAATAGACAATGTTATGATGAAGATATGCTTTGTCACGATGATATAGAATCAGGTATGTATCGTTCAGTGATTAGTTCGGTTCCTGAAAGTAAATTATTGGCATTTGCACCGCCAAAAACGTTAACATTTACCCGTTTTCGGGAATTAAATAAATCATTAAACGATGTAGTTATGCATGAATATATTGATGGAAGAATGTTGCACGTATTTTACGATAGTAGAATATCTTCTTGGATATTAAGTCCAGTAATACAAAATAATAAATTTAATATACCAAATATAGATGAACATGCATTTATTATTGCAGCTGGCGGAGACATATGTAAATCTTTTAATAATTTGCCATTTTTTGAGTATTTTCCTAAAAATTATAGTTATACATTTATTATAAAAAAACAGCCAATGTTTCAATCATCGTTATATTTGGTATCAGTGTATAAAATCAATGCATGTAATCAAATAGAATATATACCTCAAGAAGAATATGAAAATTGGAGAATATTTTCTAATATAAATGGTGTTATTTGTTTCCCTAAACAAGGCATAATAAAAGATTATTATACCGATTTATTAGAGGATATAGATTATGACTATAGTTCAAGTAAATGGGTATTAACAAATATTAAAACGGGTATGCAAACAACTATATCCACCTCTATTTATAAGTTGAATCAAGAAATTGTATCTATAGATAGGCTTATTATATTTCAGTATTTATGTTTGCAGCGTATTTATAAAGAAAAAGAAGAGCAAATGTATAAACTACACAAGATAAATAAGAATTTTTATATAGTAAAGCAAATATATGACTTATTTATTCGTACAATGCATGAAATATATATTAAATATTATATTATGAAAACAATAAGTGAAATACCTATAAAATATAAACCATTTATCACGCAAATACACAAAGAGTATTACATTTATCCACTAAAACATAATAAAAAACAATTGGTAACAAAACAAATAATTAAAGATTATTTTGATAAAAAACATCCATTTGAACTATTAACAATATTATCTTGCAATAACTAAACCACAGTTAGAAATCATAATATTATACAAATCAGTGTATAATATTATTGTTTGTTTACATAGAACTATACATTTCAGATAATTTACTCAATTTTAAAATGTAATCAGCACAATGACCACGATTAGTAGCATCCATAGTATTAATCGGTGCACGTACTTTATCAATCATTTTCATAAATTCTTTCCCGTTGGGTATATTTTGTAAATCAGCACTGTAATCTTTTTCAAAAAAGAAATTAACGTCACCTGCCTCAATAACCTGAGAATATGGTGTATAAACTAATTTGTGCCATGATTTAATTAAAATGGAAGGATTCATCTGTTTAAATGATAACAATGATGTTTTTGCGGTAGCTATATCTTCTTGTTCGGGAAAAATAGAAATAATATCGTCCAAAAAGGAGATAATTAATTTATTAAATGCTTTATTAATTGAACTTTTATCTGCCATACTAATAATAATATATTTGACTTCTGTTTATATATATTATTATCATTATTTATTTTTTCTTTTTTGAGTCTTTCTTTTTTGAGTGTTATTCTTTTTCTGCGTCTTTCTTTTTTGTTTTTTATTTTGTTTTACTGTTTTGGTTTTTCTCGTTAATTTAGTTTTCTTTAATTTATGATATCGCCTACCACCATATTGAATATATTCACCAATATTCTCTATATATTCTTTAAATATATAATCATCTGTTATTAATGTCTTTCCATGTTCTTCATATATATTTTTTGCAAATTCGGTAAATGAATCTCGTAAGGTTTTTTTATCATCTTCAGATGATGCAAAAGCAAAAACATTTTCTTCTGTTTTAGCATTTGCAATAAGTGTTTTTATTTTTTCATCATTATCTGTATTATTGAGCCATAATTTAAAGATTTCACCCATATCAGGTAATACAATATTAATAATATTAAAAAT